ATTAACACGTTGCTTCTTATCGTCGGCGTACGAATAGTCCCGGGCCGGCAGAGGATCAAGCTGAATCCATCCCGAATCCCGCAATACCCGAAGGGCCTGGGAAAGCGAATCCACATAGTCGTCATGCCCACCAGATTCTGGGAACGAGCACACCTGACGCAGGAATTTCTTCGACCACTCCGCAAACTCCCCAGGTTTCTTGGGATCCTCCGGAATGTAGACCTTGCCCTTAGCGATTAGTGGGGCGATGATGTTCACACGCTGCAATTTGTCGGCCTTGCCAGGGTTATACCCCCGCACCGGCACACCCGCACCTTGCAACTCCTGGATCAGCGAGATGCCTGCCGACTTATCCTCCATCAGGATCAGGTCCGACTTCCGGCCCTTTGCAAACGTATTGTCCGCACCGTACACAACCTCCTTGAAGTCCGCGATCACCTTCTTGCGCAACTCCGGATAGGCCAGATGGGCATCCCACGCGTCCAGGAGGATCACGCTCGTGCCCTGGTCGGGTTGCTCAAACACACCCCAGACCTCGCACGCGGTTGGGTCGTTGTAGGTCTTCTCCGACGTGGCCGGATCGTACGACGCGATCACATACTCCAGGGTCGGGGTCTCGCGTTTGGCCGGCCACATGCGGAACCACTTGCGCTTGATAACGCCGGAATCTTCCGGGTTCAGAATCTCCCCGTAAATCTCCTGCTTACCAAGGTCGGTGCCTTCGTACGTTTCAAGCTGCTTGAAGAAGGTGGACGAGAGGTTTTGTTTGTTGTCGTAGGACGACGCGTTAACCACATACACGTCGCCACCAACCTTGCCCTCGTTCAGGTCCACGATCAACTCCCGCGGTTTGGGGGTTGTCGTGATGATCTGCTGCACCCGTTTGATATTCGGGTCGCGCAGACGCATCGTGAACTGCACCTGATCGTACGCGTCATCGATATACTCGAACGCGCACAACTCGTCGAACCATCCGCCATGATACTGCTTACCGCGGTACCGTTCTGGCTCAGAGCCCGGTATGCCCTGGATGATGGACCCGTTGATCAGCGTGATCTCGAACAGGGACTTGTTGTAGTCCGCAATAATCGATCGCGGAATGATGTTCAACAGCCCGGAATCACCCTCAAAACAGGTCGAGCGAATGTCGTTGTACGTCGGGGCCGTGACAAGCCACCGCGTATTGGGGTATTTCCACGCCCGAATGCCGATCCAGTGGCTCGCCGTGTGGGTTTTGCCGGATCCGCGGCCTGCAAGCATGAGAAACGTGTCGTATTCCCCATCCTCGGGCTCTTTTTGGTGCGGCAGGGCACTCAATTCCCACCGGACTTGCCAAAGTGCGGCCTCTAGCTCCGGTTTGGGCCAGTGTTTGTGACTTTTTGCAAAATCCGACAGGATTTTCTCTTGGGTCTTGTTCAACATACCGGTATAAAACCTTCTCCGACCATCATTCGACGCGGTGTTTGTACAAACACGCACAATTCTGGCGGTATTTTCTCAATCTGACACAACAGATGGTGCTGTTGTGAGCGAATTCTAAAATTTACCTCGTACTTTGCAGCTTGATTGAGGCTAGTTCGGTAGCCAAGTGACTCCACCAGGGCCTGGAACCGTCGTGCGTTGTACCAATTCGGGGTGTGGAACGACAGTTGCTTGCGATCGACGTTCTGGTTTGTTGCCTGAGCGTCGATAAACCCCTCCAGAAGCTGCTGCCGTTGCTCAATCGACGACTGGCAGTACGCAAACGGCAGGGAATTCGGAATGTCGGCGCCGGCAAACAGGAACGCGTGCGGTATCGACGGTCGAATTTCAAAATGTTTCCGGCTCTCCACCACCTCATAGCCATACTGCCGGAACTTCGCCCGGATGTTCTGTACGTCCTTGGTGCCTTTCGGAATCCTTGCCTTGGCCTTGGAGCCCCACCACACCCCAAACACGTACGGAGGCACCGGCAGATCGCGCCATGGGTACTGGGGTGCGGCCATGGGCACCGCATACTCCAGGCGGCCGTTCTTGTCCTTCAGAGGCCGCTCCGCCAGTTCGGCCAGGGTCAAGGTAGCCAACTGCATCCGGAAACGCTTGCGGTACGGTTTGATGGGCCGCGCGCGGTATTCGCATTGCTTGATCCGGTACTTTCTCGTCGCCAGTCCTAGACTCGCCTTACCGTCGCCCTTGAATGTCGTGCCGTCCCTAAACCCCACCCGGTAGCAAACATCCGGCGTGTACTCCTGCGTCGCCTCAATCACCATGGGCGCGCCCAGGTTATCGAAAACAATATCCCCCTTACGTAGGTCTCGCGCCAGTACCCATGAATCCGGGGTAGGGACCGGCGTATCTGCCGTTATTGCCATTATCCAACTCATACAAATGGCGAACTAAAAGCGCCCCGTGCTTGTCGGCATCTCTCCAGGTTGGAGGCCGGGGTGCCGCACCCTTCCAGGGGGTTCTGTCTTGGGTGTCTCGATTTCTTGGGTGGAAGTGGTCCAGTGTATTCTGTTCCTATAGAGTGTTTACCCTTTCCTATTACTCTACTTCTTTCTTTTTTTTATTAAGACAAATAAGACAAAAGAAAGGATATAGGGAGTAAAGCATTGATTTCAAAGGAAAATTTCTGTCTTGGGTAGGCCCAAACAAACCCAAGCGCGCCTTAGATAAACCCAAGATTTCTGTTACAAATGCACACACTTGACCGTTCCAAAATGCGGGCGGCGGGTCCTAACCTGGAAAAAACGCCGCCGGCGCTCCAAGATTGCATGGTCTCCAAGCCCCCAAATCCGTGACACGCAAGATCCGTGACATTTTGGACCCGTGACATTGTGGCATAAAAGCAACACTTTAACATACAAAAAATTTACAAAAAAATTTAACAGGCTCGGGGGATTAGTGGGCCCCCCACTTGACCCCGCTCAAGGGACCCGTTGAGGGGGTGCCTGAGAAAAGTCAAGCCCCCCGTTGACATACCTCAAGCGCGACATTGACATTTCTCACCCTGGTGAGAATCCTCAATCTCCTTCTTGACATATCTCATGCCCGCGGTTGACATATCTCGCCTTGGTGAGCAGGCTCATCCGTGTAACAGAATGTGAGCAGGCACGCATCTTGCCTATGCAAGAACCATGCCAAAGCAAGAAGCATGCCAGTGTGCCATGGCACGCATATTGCCTATGCAAGAACCATGCCAGGGTGGCATATATGCGCCGCGGCTTATATAAGCACATGCGCATATTAGCATGCACTGATGCGCGCGCGACATTTCGCATCGTGGGATAGCGCGACACCCCAATTTTTTCACCCCACTGGTTCCCTGAACTACCCACGAAAAACCAGTCTAGTACCACAACACAACATGAGCAAACCATCATGCAAACCTATCGTCCCAACACCCTGCTGTCTATCGACACCAATGCCAAGACCGTGAAAGGTCAGACCCTGGGTTTCCTGACCGGTATCCTGTACATGGCGCCGGCTGCCCAATCGGGTTTCCAGGTCTGTCCCATGGCAAAACTGGCAGGCTGCGAAGCACCGTGCTTGTTCACAGCCGGCCGTGGTGCCATGTCGTCGGTCCAGACCGCGCGCATGAATCGCACGGTGCTGTTCTTCACGGACCGCGAATGGTTCATGCAGCAATTGGTGCGTGACATTGAATCCCTGGTGCGTAAGGCTGCACGCAAGGGTCTCACACCCCTGGTGCGTCTCAATGGCACGTCCGATATTCGGTGGGAATCTGTGCGCATGGCCGACGGCCGCACCATTTTCGAGTGCTTCCCTGACGTGCAATTCTACGATTACACCAAGCTGTCAAATCGCAAGGATATTCCTGCGAATTATGACCTGACGTTTTCCTGGTCCGGTGTTGCGACATTCGACAAGTATGCGCAGCAAGCACGTGCCAATGGCATGCGTATTGCTGTCGTTTTCCGCACCAAGGATTCCATCCCTGCCACATTCCAGGGTATGGAGTGCATTGGTGGTGATGATTCCGACGTGCGCCACCTAGAGCCCCAGGGTGTGGTGGTTGCCCTGTATGCCAAGGGTCCTGCCAAGAAGGATACAACCGGTTTCGTGGTTGACACCCCACGCATCATCCCGATCCTCCAGGCTGCATAATAACCCTTCAGCCGGTGTGGTTATCCATGCCGGCTGAAGTACCCACGAAAAACCAGTCTAGTACCACAACACAACACGAGCACATCATCATGCCATTCCAATACGTCAGCCCAGAATCACGCGGCCGTGCCGATTCGTACTACGGTCGCAACCGTCGTCCCCATTATTTTGATGCCATGGGTGATAGGGTCGAATCCGACCGCATGACAGAAAACGAAATCCTTGCCTACAACGAAGGATACGACGAAGCAGAGAGCGAGCGATTCTGCAAGGATTGGGGTCACGATTAAAGTACC